AGCCGCTGTAATGTTAGGGACGCCCTGCGGAAACTTGTCCTGATTCCATTCCAGCTTAAATGCTATGTAGGCAATGCCACTTAGCTTGTGGTCTGCTGTCCACTCGGTAATAGGCGTCAGTAGGCTAGAGGCTGATTGCCCTGACGTACCCAGCTTCGTAGTGTCCATTGTGACGTATGTACCCCAGTCATCTTGGAAACCACCTGACGCAGTCCAAATCTTGTTATCGTTAAACCAAACTTCTTCGTAACTATTGATGTGATGCGTAGCAAACACGACAGCCAAGTGCAGATACTTGTTATCACTACCAGAGTGAGCGATGAAAACGACGTTGCCGCCGACTCGCATTTTGCCGTAAATGATTTTGCGGGTGCCAGCAGGCTCGCGGGTTGTCTGCGTTATGCCTCGCATCTGCGCGCCGATGTTAGGCTTCGGTGCGAGCGCACGTGACACAGCAGATAAACCAGCACCTAAAGCAAACGCACCAAAAGCGGCTTTCCAGCCGATAAGGAATTTGCCCGCCGCGACCATCGCTGACCCGACAGATACTAGCCCTGCAATGGCGGAAACGGCCATGTACTTACCTCAATACTAAAGAGTAAACGCGCTCAATCTCTTCAAAGTTCAATCGCTCTAGGATTGCGTCGAAGGGTTGATGCGCTTTTGTGTTTACGTGTAGCTTTGTAATGCCCTCTGCCGCTAGTGAGTCGATGGCATACTTAATCAGTTTTACGCCTGTTAAGCCTTTGCGAGCGGCCTTGGTCAAAAAGATAATGTCGTTGTTAGCAAACAAATGGTCGCGATAGTGCAGTGACTTGTTAACGATGACTACGAAGTAACCCACTAGCGTGTCGTCTTTGCGCGCTGTGTAGATTCGTAACGCATTGATGGCGTCGAGTCGCGCATAGCCTTCCCAGTCAGGGTTCAGCTTGATGATTTCTTTGTTGAGGGCTATCTCTTTCCAATGCTCCTCAAGCAGTGGCTCAATCTCGCGCCGCACCTTTGCCAAATTTTCTAGTGCAAATTGCATATCTGCTCCTTAGTGACGATGCGTGTTGCTACCGTCTTCATCAGTGTCATTACCACCACCTCGACCGCCGCCGCCGCCTGCCGTCACCTGACCGCGTCCCCAAACAATCTCCTTCTCAGCCATCTCAGCAACAAACTCAAGACCTTTATCATTCGGATAATCAATCTTTTGGTCCTCGGCTGTGTAACGTCTTACGCGGGTGCGCTCAAACTCAATGAGGCGGTTTTCCACGGCCACCTGTATCGTCGCAGTCTCAGACGAGTCATTGATGACCATAGTGTCCATGAAGCCGCTAAAGATGACGACAGGGCTAGTGATGACGCCGTTGCTTGCGTCCATAGCGCCGAGCAATACTTTTAGCTCGCGGCCTTGGTAATCCTCGTCACGCGCTTTTGCTAACAATGGGTCAGTAATCCCTGACAGGGTTACGGTAAGACCGTTGGCTTGTAGCTCGGATGACTCTGCAATCTCGCCGATAGACAACAAGGTGCCAGCACCAACGTAGTCAACACTGCTAACAGTCAGCGTGCCGATGCCGTTCCAGAGGTTCAGATTGCCTGAATCGAATGCACACTGGACGAGGACTATTGGGCGGACCAAGTCGGCGGTAACTGCCGTTTGCATCCCCGATGTCAATGACCTGCTCATATAGCCTCAACGCAAGCAAAAGTGAAACCGTACAGACTAGCCTGATTGATGCTCCATCCGATTTCATTAGAGGCAAGCCGCCACGTTCCTTTGGGTAGGGTAAAGTCGAGCGGGCTACTTGATGCCGCAACCCGAAGCGGTGGCATGATATCAATAGAGGATGAACTATTTACTTCTGTAATGATGTAAAGCGCACTACCTATCTCAAAGTAGTCACCAGCGACAGCCCCAGTAAATGAGCCTGTCAGCGTAGTCGCGTTGATAGCGCCCGTGCTTGTCCCTGTGGCGGTCGTATTGTGTAAAGGGTTGCCAAGGGTAAAGGTGTTTGCTTGACCCCGTAGGCCCGCAAAGAAAGCCTCTAACTGCTTTGCGTCTGCGCGCTTCATTGGTGGCAATGTAACTTCTGCCTCCCACCTTACACCCTGATGCTGATACACCTGCTGGTCATAGGTAAAGGGAGACTGACTAATAGCCGTTGCAGAGCGCAACCGCATTGTCATCGACTGTATGCCTACACTAGGAAACGCCGCCATTATGCACCCACCATTGCCTTGCTGAAGCCGCCACCACGCATTCTAGCATCAGCGACTGCTGACTTGGCCGCATTGCTAATCTGTGGAAGTAGGTTAGCAATCTCAGCACGTACGGTTTGCTGTACGCCTGTCGTAACGTTAATGTTCTGCACCACTGTAACACCACCACCGCCTAGCGCGTTGTTAGGTACGACAGCCCCGTTACTTGATGGCACCATAAGCTCGGGGCCGCGCTCACCAACCAAGTAAGGTGTACCGCCTGACACAGGGCCACCAGTTGCCCGTGTCTTAAGGTTATCCATGAACCCTTTACCAAAACTGCCGCCGTCAAAGAACGACCCAATACCACCCTGTAATGCTCTAAACAGCGGTTCGGTTAGATAGTATTGCACCAGCATTTTTATCAGCGAATCTACGATGCTCTTTGCTAGCCCACGGACAGCGTCACCAAACTTCTTAGCGCCTGTCACGCCATCCACAAATGCCTGTGTAAAGTTGTTCATGGTTTGCAGAGCGAAGCTATCGACCATCTGCTTCAAGTCAGGTAGCTTCTCATTGACTAACTCATCGAGTGAGTTGCCAAACATTTTGACGCCGTTAATTAATCCCATATACCACGGCTTTTGCGCAGTGACAGTTATGTTTGCTATAGCGGCTTCCGTATCGCTAGTGGTTTCTTTAATACCAGCGCGCAAACGGTCAAACTCTGCAAGCCATGCAGAATAATCAGGTGCTTCGGGTTTAACAGGTCTTTGCAGTGACGCGACAATTCGGTCATTTTCTGCAATCAGTCGATTAGCTTCAGCCCTTGCCGCTTCTACAGAGGGGTAACCCAGCTTGTTTAAAATATATGCTGGGTCAAAATTAGTGTCTTCTTGTTGCGCTTTTGCAATCGCCTGCAACCCTGCGTTTATGCTTATAATTTCCTTACGCATTTCTTGTCCAGCGTCTGACAAGCCATCTAAACCAAATATGCGTCGGAAATCAAAAACAGCTACGTTTAGGTCATAAATTAAATTGTTGAAAGCAGTGTGTACCTGAGCTATGCCAACAATCATTGAGCGGACAGCAGACAGGAACTTATCGACTATAGCTCTTGCAAAGCCTTCGACGCCGTCAGTACCGTCCAGCGCCTCTAACTTTAAGTTTTTTAAATGCGTGAACAATGACTCTAAAGCAGGCGCAACAGCGGCAGTTATTTGCAATACCATGCCACGGAATAAAGCGCGTAAGCGAGTAAACGCGTCGTTAGCGTCCTCTACACCTTGCGCTGTTTCTTCTGACAGGACTAAACCAAGCTGTTCTGCCTCTTTAAAGACAGCATCCATTTCGTCGCCAGTCTGCTTGAGCATGTTAATGACAGCAGTACCTTCGGAGTCGAACAGTTTAAACGCGACGGCTAGCTTTTCTTCTTCGCTACCTAATTCCTTAAACGCCTCTGCCAGCAGTTTCATACGCTCATCAAGCGGCACCTGCTGTAACTTTTCTGCATCTAGTCGTAGCTTTCTAAAGGCGCTAACGGCCTCGCCTGTGCCGTCTGCCGCTTCCGCAGTACGACGAACAAAGCGTTGCATTGCCATGTTGAGGGTGTTGGTTTCTATGCCAGCTAGCTCGCCAGCATATTGCAGTTTGCTTAGGGCATCGGTCGTCGTGCCTATCCTGCTCGACGTCTTAGCTAGAACATCAATAGACTTTAGCGACTGACTAATCAGCAGGCCCAAACCGCCAGCGCCTACAGCGCCGACCAGAGCGGTCTTAAAGCTGAAGAATACTTTGGAGAGTTTGCCAAAGGCGGCTTTGATTCCGCGCAAGGCTTTCTGCGTTTGGTCAAACGCTTTGATTACAATGCTTACAGACTCAGTTGCCATCTTTCGACTCGCTCATAATCTTGAAGTAAGCGAGCCACTCATGAAACTCAGTAACCGATATCTGCTCTACTTCTTCGATAGTCTTGTGTAGGCGGTCAGCTAGTGCAATGAGATTTAACCTAGACTGACCGCTTCTTAGTTTTTTTCGACATCCTCAACTGACTCGATAGTGCCAAACATCTCATTGGCAATACCTGAGACAACGGTTGTCTCCTCCCCCATTAAATCGAGCTTATCTTCGGCAGAGGTAAACAGCTTTTCGCCATCTTTGCTTTCTGCCTTCATGACAATCAGGTCAACCATTGCGGCGATGCTAGGGTTCTGCATTACCTGTGGATGACGCTTCTGCAATTCGTTGAGGTCATAGCAAGTAAGTGGACGACAATACAGGCTAAACGGCCCGTCATCATCAGCCCACTCTGCAACGCTAATTTTACGGCGAGACTGCTTGCGCCGCGCTCGTAACTCTTTAGCGAGTCCCATTAGTTAGTTGACTCAGTAATTGCGCCTGATACCTGCACAGAGAATGACGCCTCTACCAGACCGTCATACGATGCAGAGATAGTCTTAGCAGTCACGATGCCAGCACCTGCGTAGTACTTCTCGCCAGTGCCTGTGCCAGTTGGGTGAATTTCCCAGTCAATAGCCGCGCCAGAATCAAGCACTAAGTGCTGTGCGTCTGCGTCATCCCAAAGCGCGTCGATAGTTAAGGTCGCGTCTTTGAGGCTAGACAGGTATGACTTAACTGAGTCACCCATTACAGTGTCCTCAATAGTGTCAGCCGTCTCATCAATAGAGTACGAGCGAACCTCACCAACAACTGCTTCTGTTCCACCACTAGCGGCAACCTTCACTGAACCGCTTGAGCCTTTATGTGTAGCCATGAATTTTCTCCCTTACGCGTCGCCGCGTGTGTATGAATAAAGAATCTGAACGGTAACGATAACGCCGCCTATGGGGTCTATTGTACCATCATCTACCTCAACGCTAATAACCTGCGTATCTATAGCGTGACCGCCACGCGTCCTATCATCGTCAAGTTTTTCGTCGATAGCCTCAACAATCTGATTGCGGGCTGTGTCGATGTTCTTGTTTTTCACAAAGCAAACTAGCTCATAGTCGATAGTGCCATGCCGACTCGTAGCACTGCCGCCCATGCTGGCGTCTTCTCGTGTCTCGTTTGCTGTGCGTACTAATATTGCTGGAAACTGTGCGTTAGACAGCTTATCAAAGTCGAATGGCTCACGCGTCACCTTCTTCACATTAGGCGTCGATATTGCCTTTAGCGTCGTGACTAGGTTGGCCGCTACATTCTCCCTTACGCTCATATCTTCAGTCCTTTAAAGTAAACATCGCGAATAGCGCGCGTGTCTTTACGGTTCAAGCCAAAGAATGGTCGCCTGCGATTGTTAAGCGCCGCTTTCTTAGACTCTGCGCTTTTGCTGAAGAATATCAAGCCGTCTTGTCCCTGTAGCCCTGACATCATGGAGCCGCGCATCTTGCCTGTAAATATCAGCTTAACCTTATCGACGGGCCTACCTTTGCTCTGCCTAAACCCTTTGTATGCTTCAGAGTATGGACGAAAAGGTTGCTCGTTTATATCAAGTCCAAGGTTAGTGCGCTTGTTGATGCGGTTGACACCTTCTGCCGCCGCTCTGCGCATTGCTCGCTTGTGGTTCTTGGTAAACAAACGACCTAGCTTCTGCACCATTTTGCGCAGGTCGCGAGGCTTTGTGTCTATGCTTACAGTAATCATCGGTCTAGGCGGTTAAGCGCTACAGGCTCTTTTTCTTTGTCGGTGACAGTGCCGTCGTTGTCTGCGTCGTACTCGACACCATCTTGGAATACTGCGTCTAACTCCTCACCATAACGCGCTTTATAGAAGTCAATCATCTGCAAGAAGCGGTCATCATCAACCCAGTTAGTTAGCTGTGGTAATGCGTACTTCCACAATACAAGATATGCCGCGCTTCGTGTCCACTGTGACTCAGTCAAATAGCTTGCAACCATCTCACCCTGTATGCCCTTACGGTGCCACCAGCGATTGCGAATCTCACGCTCAATGTCTGCCTGTGCTTTTGCATGTTCAGCGGTAAACGCTGGAATGCCTAAGTCAAAAATGTCAGGGACAATCGCTTCTAAATCGTCGTCAGTGCTAAATGCCATGTCGTCACCATTTTATCCTAGCAGACCAATATACCGCGTCGAGCGGTGTTGCATTGCGCAGGTTCTTTTCATGTCTTGCGTACCAAGCCGCTCGCATTGCTTTGTCGCGGGCAGACTCACCGTCTTTTGGTGGGTAAGTCTTCGCGCCTTTAGCACCGAACCTAACTAGCTTGATAACTCCTTTGTAGCGAGCCAATACCGCATGAGATTTATTGGGATGTCGTGGCGTAGTCTTTGCTACGTTGTAATCCTCAAACCGTTCACCTCGATAAGTGACTGCCATATAATCCTCAGAGTAAAGCGGCCCCGAAGGGCCGCATACATCTTAGAGTGCCGCGTCAAACAGCATTTCAACACCGTAGCTGTCATCAAGCTCGCCAACACCGTATACGGCAGTAGCGTTAAGCTCGAATGCACGGTTAGACGCATCACGCTCAGTCTCGAGGTTGAAGTCACGCTTCATAGCGATGCACATTGCCTCTCTGGTGAAAACGCACCCTTTCGCATCGTCTGACCCGTCAGGTGTGATGTTAGCTGACTGGTAAACCTCGATTCCGCCGATAGAACCTACGAAGCCGTTGCGCATTGCTTCGTTCTGTAGGTCGCCACCGTTGGGGTTTGCGAAGGTGTTAGTCAAGTTAGCTGACAACTGATACGCGTGGAATGGGTGAACAACTGCGTAGACAGGGCCAGTCGCCTTAGCATTGCGCAGAGTTGCCGCCGCCTTGAACAGGTCTGCAACAGTAATCTCAGTACCAGCGCCGCCCAATGAAGTAGAGAAACCATCAAACAGAGCGATGATGTCCTTGTCCATCTTAGTAGCGATAGAGTTACCAAGTACAGTGCCAAGCTCCTGTGCAGGGTTGCCAGCGCCCATTGCCGCGATGTCAGTGAGCAATACCTGCGCACCAACTTCGCCGACAGTAACAGTGACACCAGACGTGCTAACAGTGCTTGAAGACATATCAGTGCCTTCAGTCAAGTCAGCCGCAGTGACTGCTGGGTACTTTGGTACCTGAATAGTTGTACCAGCTACGTTGCCGATGTCGTAGCGAGTGATAAGGCCAGCCATGAGTGAATTCTCTTCGGCTGTGAAACGAGCCTGCATGATGATGTTTGCAAACAGGTCGTCTAAAGTTGAACTAGTAGTTGCCGCCATGATTGTAGTCTCCTAAGTAAGCGGTTTATTTCTTAGCTAACATCATTGCACGGTAAGCCTCTTTGCCACCGTTGTTCCAGTTAGCTTCCATATCTACCGCCGACATAGGTTTCGACGTGGAACCACCTACCGCAGTCTGCGAGCCAGCGCCACCAGATGACGCCTTAACGAAGTGCGGGTTTGTTGACAAGAAATCACCGACCAACTCGTCAACAGTAAGAGCATCGCCCTTGTCGTTGTATCGTGGCGTTCCGTTCGCATCGTGAACCTCTGCGGTGCCGTCTTCAGACAGCCGAACCGAGCCACGTAGCAACTGACTGACTTGCTCTGCCGAGACTGCATTGTTTCGGCTTGCCGCTGACAGTAATGCCCCATCAACTAACTGCGTTTCGAGGCGTTGCTTGTAAGTCCTGATTTCTAAGTCTTTCTTTTCGACGGTCTGCTTCAGAATTGACTCGAACTCTCCCCGCTCTTTCTGCTTCTCAATTTCAGCCTCTTGCTGACGTTGTAGAAGTGACTTAGCTTCGTCGAGGTCGATACCGTCTAGCTTTTTCTCGTACTGTCGCTTGGTGCGAGCAACACGGTCAGCCACTATTCGGTCTAACTCTTCTTGCGTGAACGTCTTTAAGTCCTGAACTTCTGGTGTTTCCACTGCGGCGTCAGTTACCGCGTCTGCCATGATTTCATCGCTCATGTTACGAATCCTCTTTCGAGTAGGGTTAATTGTATCAAATTAGCGTGACTTGCGCTTTTTCTTGCGCTTGTCTTTCTTGTGGTACGGCATACGTCCTCCTATTCAGGTACAGGCACCCACCAGTGCCGACAGTTGTAACCACCTCTTACACGGAACGGGTCGCCAGAGCGTTTGCCCTTCCACGAGTCGTCCCATATCTCGTAAATCTCGTCTGTCGTGTACTCCTTGCCGACATGCTTTTCACAGAAGGGCCGCGTTGTTTCAATCGTATCACCTTCGTAACGAAACTTGGTAATGCCTGCCTCTGCCGCGCTTGCGGCTACCAAGGTAGCGCTAAATTCAAACAGTGCATCGTGCAACATAGTGCCTGAGTAGCGTTGCAAGTCAGAGGTCAAAAGACTATTTAGCTCGTCAAGACTTGCGCTGAATGGCGTACCCGACAGCGTGTTGTTGTATACCTGCTGGTACAACGCCTCTGCAAAGTCGTCAGCCAATGCCTCGTGACCCGTGAAACTGAACTGCTGAAGCTGTCCGATGACTGACTGCGGTACACGGAAGTCGGCGAACTGCTCCATAAACTCCTGCGTCAGTGCTACAGCGTCAGGGTACTCGCGGATAATGTCATCAATGACCGTCAGGTATTCATCGCGTACAAGGCCGTCTATTTGCGCTCTAAGGGCAAGTGCGGCATCTAGGTCAAACAGCACACCGTCACGTAACGGAAGGCCAGCAAGCGCATCTGTCAGCCTTAGACGTAGCGACTCCATAGCAAGCAAAAGGCGACGCTCATGCTCCGAGGTCGCCCGTTCTAATGCGCGTGTAAGTTCC